TTTTGGGCCGTTTTGAATAGCTACTTTAGCGCCGTCGTCACCTAAGTTACGACCTTTAGTTTTACCTTGTTTAGCAATACCGTCTGCTGCTGATCTGAATCCCATATACTTCTCCTTATGTTGTTGATACTGTTACTGTGCCTACGTTACCTATCCCTACTAGATCATTAGGCGTTAATCCAGCATCGTTTGCTCTTGATCCACCTACAGGATTGTATCCCCACTGTATAACTCGGCTACCTAATAACGGTACACCTGTTTCAGATTGCAATGGCCCTGTAACTTCTAATGTTTGTAACCCATTTAAACCTGATTGGTAGTAACCTAAGTCAGGACGTGGATTTCTAACTGCCTGCGGATCATTAACTGGGTATAGGCCTAAGCTTAACTGCGGTTGATCCGGTTCCCAACATTCTGGGCATACCAATATATTAACATTTTTGGTCTTGATAACCAATCTTTTAAGTTGTTTTAACTTAAATCTAAATCCACATCGATCACACTGGGAGATCGAATTCTTGGCACTAGCGTATTTAATTGGCATTAAACAAACCTACCTTTGGTCTTACCCTTCTTTTCAATGCCATGGCCTCGAACTTTAGGAGCAGAAGCTTTTTTAACTTTTCCACCTTTTTTAAAAGGGATTTCATATGTAATACTACCATCACTAACACCTTTAGCATCACCGCCTAAACTAGCTCTTAGTTTATGTTTGTTTTCAAATTCTTTAGAATAAGTAACATCACCGCGATCAATACCAGCATCTTTAAAACCTTTGCCTTTAGCATAATGCCCCGATGCGCCAATCTCAATGCTTGATGATTTATCAATAGGATGTACATACCCTAATCTTCCGCCTACGGAAGTAACATCATCTGCCCTTGTTCCACCAGCATTTAAGTTTAATCGTTTAATTATCTCAGCAACATCAGCCATGGTAGAACATCTCTCTTGGTACGAACCTCACAGATGCTTTTTCTCTATCCTCATCAGCGGCTAGTTGGAACGATGCCTCATAATCAGCTCTTAACATTTGAATACGAGTAGGATCAACATTAGGTAACTTCATACTTAAATAAGCAGCTAACCCTGCAACCATACAAGGAATAAATCTAAACGGAATATCTTCTACGTTGAGGCCGTTACCTGCGTCCTGAATACGTCTCATTCTGTAATACACGAATTGGTAGTAATCACTTTGTTCTGGTGTTGGCCACACGTTAACAGTAGGTAAATTTTGTACATAGATTTTAGCACCGATTGCATGAGCGGCTAGTGTAGTATTATTTACAGCCCTGATACATCCTGTTATGTCGTTGCCATCAATACCACCGTATTGAATCGTTTCATTATCTATTTTAACAAAACCAAACTGAGCTAAACCTACAGTACTTGATAACGTAATGGTTTGTGGGTTTGCAGCTGTTGATGCGGTAGCAGTTAATGTTTCATTTAAAGTAATCGTAGTAGGATTCTCTTGACCACTTTGTCTATTAATCCACACTTGGATCGGACGACCTGTAGCATTTTTAGTAGGAATCGTAATGTATGTAGATTCAGAAATACGGTTAATATTAATGTCTTGTTGGTTTTGACCCGTACCTGTACGAGTTACCATATCAAGTAAATCAATTGTATCAACAGGTAATGCATACATAATTTGATTTTGGTTTAACGCTATTTGACCTGGTTCTACAGTCCACAAGTTAATACCACGATTAGCCCACTCAATAGTGAGTAAGTTTAAACTACGTCTTGCAGTTCTTAAATCGTATCCAGTACGTAACTCTTGACCGCAACGTTCAAACGCATCTTCAACTAAGTTATTTAAATCTAAATTAAAACTCGTCTGCCCTGTGGTTCTATCTACCATTATTTTTTCCCTTTAGGAAATCCTGCCTTCATGTTTGCATATGCTTTAGGTGATATTGTAGACTTAGATTTTGGTCGTGAAGTACCAGCCTTTTTTCTAGCATTTATATTTGCATAAAGTCCTACAGGTCCACCTTCTTTAAACTGAATAAAGTCTGTGTTGTCCCTTCGTTTTTTAACCACACCCTTAGGCATTTTATTCTCAGTAGCACTAGGAATCTTAGTTTTCTTTATAGCACCCATACCACGTGAAGGTCTCATTATTTTTTTAAGCCTTTTAAAGTTTGTGCTAAGCGCGCACGTTGACCCATTTTGCCTGGAGCCTTAGCAGCTTTAGCTAGTTTACCAGCTGGAATCTTTTCACCTTTTTTAACACCAAGTGATTTCTTTAATGAACCCGGTTTTGATATTGCTTTTTGAATCCACTTTTCTGCCATGATTAAATAATCCTTCCTTTTGTTTTGCCACGAACAGCGATGCCATTAGCTTTAGCTAGTTGAGATACTTTGCCACCTGAAGCCATGCATTTAACTTTACCGCCTTTTTTCATGCCTTTTTCAGACTCAATTTTTTTAGCAGCTTTCATTTCAGCATAACCTTGTTCTAAACCACGTCTAGCGCTTTCATGAGGATTACCAAGAGCGACATCTAAAGCTTTATTAATGGGCCCCATAACTGGACCTTCTTTACCTCTTTTAAGTCCTTGTCCGTAACCTTCTAAATAATCATCTTTTTTTGCCATAATAAACTCCTTAAATAATCTTGCCTCTAGTTTTACCTTGTTTAGCAATACCATTAGCTTTAGCTAATTGAGATACTTTGCCACCTGAAGCATAACCACAGCCTTTAGTCATACCACCTTTTTTCATACCCATAGCTTTATCGTAGGCTGCATGTTTAGCAACAATTTTGCCTTCTTTTTCAGCGTGTGCATCTTTTTGCGCAGTAGTACCAGCAAATGATTTCTTGCCAGTTTTGTAATCGTATTCCATTTCTTTAGTAACAGTCTTAGCTACGCCGCCTTTTTTAAGAGCAGTTAAGTTTGACTTTTTACCACCGTGTAATTGTTTTTCATGCATGCCGATAGCTTTTTTTGCCATCTTTTTATCTTGTGCTAAATCTTTCTTGTCCATCATACCGCCTCCTTTAAATTTACGACCTTTGTCTGCTTGAAGAAATTCTTCTCCTACCGATTTTTTAATACCGACTTTCTTAGCAAACGCTGGATTGTTAGCTACGGCCGCCATTAAATTGTGTTGTGCTTTAGATTTACTAGGCATTTTGCTGTTTCCATCTTTCGCATTTAAAACAGTTACAATCTGCGAAGTGTTTAGGTTTTGAGTAAGTAACTACTTCTCCTTGTTTTAATTCTTTAATAATAACTTCTTTTACTTCTTCAATAATAGCTTCAACCATTGCTTCAGTTGCTTTATTTTCAGTTGTAATTGGTTCTTCAGATTGTTCAGCATCTTGTTTCCTTTTTTTAAATACTTTGTCTATAAATGCTTTCATATTATTTTCCTAACCAGTGAGTTACCATCCAGCTTATAACACCTGAAATAATAGTAGCAATAGCAATAAATACTTTCCATCCGCCTTTGATTTCTTCTAGTGTTTTTTCAATTCCATCTAGACGGGCTTTTAATTGTTCCATGTCTTCCATAATACTATCCACATCTGATTGAATATGTTTGATCTCAACACCGTGTTCAATAACTTCGCGTTCTGCACTCATTTGCAATTCCACCTTTTTAATGATGCGGCTTTCCTAGTAGGTCTGCCTTTTTCATCTTTCATAGGACCAGGCATACCAGACATCCTAGCACAAAACGACTTCTTACGAGGTCCACCTTGTGGTTGAGGAGCCTTGAGGTTTGACCCAGTAGCTGCGTTATACTTTGCACGACCTTTAGCGGTAAGACCTGCACCTTTCGATACAGGAAGTTTCTCACCACGTCCAACTGCTAGAGAAGGACCTTTTTTCTTGTTAGCCATAAATTATTTGTGCTGATTCTAAGTTAGTCATATACGCATATATACCTGTATTTGCTCTTATACCTTCACCTGGAATAAAAGGCACGTTAGTATAGGTATCTGCAGCAGTAACTTCATAAGTCATAAGCCATTTACCGACAGTATATACAGCAGCAGTGCTTGTTATTGTACGCGAATTAATATCTGTAATTGTAAAAGTATCTGCGCCTGTTTTAGTAATAGCATATGTACCATCAGTAGCTGAAACACCGGCATTTGATAAAAAGTGAATACCAATAACATCGCCTGTATTTAATCCATGGTTTGTTTTGGTTACTGTTACAGTATTAGCTGCTTGTGCATAAGTTACACCTCC